GATCGTAAACGCTGAATACGAAGCCGCTCTGGCCGTTGATACCGGTAACGATCCACTCGGTGCGCTGACCAGCGGCGTTAAGCGCGAAAAGGCGGGGCCGGTCGAAATTGAGTACACCGATGGCGGCGTTTCGGCTACCGTCAACCGCCGATTGGATGCGCTGTTGCGCCCGTTTCTGGCTGGTGGCGCGGGTGGTGCTACGTTTAACGTGACTAGGGCTTGAGCATGACCGGCATCATAGGCGCACAAGTGTACGTACCCCAATGGGGCGAATCTGCCGTTGTGACCGGCTTTGATGCCGAGACGCTCTGCTATCACCTGACCATGACAAGCGGCGATGAAGCCTATGTGCCGCTGTTTTATGTGGAGATTTTGCATTGATGGCAATGTCTGACAATATGCGCAAGGTGATCCAGAAGCTAGGCGAGCCTTGCACCGTGACCAGTACCACCGAAGGCGCGTTCGATCCGGCTACCGGCACTGTGGGCGCTGGCACTACGACTACGCAGAGCGGCTATGCTGCGCCAGACCAGTACAACAGTTTTGAGATTGATGGCACGGTGGTGAAGCAGGGCGATGTTAAGCTGACCCTGTCCAAATTGGCTACCCGTCCGGCTGTTGGGGATACCGTGACGATGGATTCTGTCGTCTATCGCATCATGGACTTTTATCCGGTGCGGATGTCCGGGGCGGATGTGGTCTACGTGGTGCAGGGCCGTGTCTGAGATCAACACCAGCGAGTTCATGGCGGCGTTTGATCGTTGGGTTGAGACTACCGAGATCAGTATGAGTGATGCTATAGCCAGTACCGCCATGCAGCTCTATACCGGCATAGTCAAGCGTACGCCTGTCGACACAGGGCGGCTGAAGGGCAACTGGCAAATATCAATCAACAGCGTTGCCGGTGGCGAGAAGAACCGCACTGACGACACACCGCTTGGCCGATATAGCCAGTCCAACGCCAGTGCCGAAGAGTCCAAGGTGAATGGGTTCAACGCTTCGAAGCACGGGTATATTGCGATCCACAACAACCTACCTTACGCGCAGACTGCCGAGTTCGGAGAGTGGGGAGACGGCCCTAAGACTGTTGGCGGTTACTCCAAGCAAGCGCCTTCCGGCATGGCGCGAGTCACGCTGTCAGAATTTGAACGCGCACTGAATCAAGCAGCAAGAGACAATCAGATATGACCATCGCATCCACCATCATGAACACCCTTAACAGCCGATTGGCGCAACTGTCCTCGCTGCCACCTACGGCATGGCCCAACGTGCCGTTCACGCCTACTACTGGCACGTTGTGGATTCGCCCCGACCTGCTGCCAGCCGATAGCGCACTTGAAACCATTCATGGCAGTGAGGAGCATATCGGGGTGTACCAGGTGATCGTATTTGCACCGCTGGATAAAGGCACTGGTGCAGCACTGGTGCAGGCTGATGTAATTGCAGACCACTTCGCTGCTGATCGTGATCTGTCCGGCTTGCGCATCCGCTCAATCAGTGTAGGCCAGCCCATGCGGGAAGAGTCTTGGCTTATGGTTCCGGTGTCGATTGAGTACAGGGTGCATCATACGCGCTGACAATCGAAATTTTTGGGAAATCAAGTTTGTGTTATAATGGTTTTGTCTGACAGACCTTTTCAACTCAAATTTGAGGACTCTCAAAAATGGCTTACATTGACGCACAGGGCACTGTGATTACATGCGCTGATTCGCTTAATGCGGCGCAGACTATCGGGCAGGTTCAAAGCATCGGAACCTTCGCGCCTGGTACTCGCACCGAACGTGACCGCACTACGCTTGCCAGCACTGCAAAAGAATGGGGCTACGGCCTCAAGGACAACGGTGTGTTCACTATCACCACGTTCTATGATCCAACCGATGCTGGTCAGGCTGAGCTGCTGTTGCAGGAAGCCGCAACCGAAGCACCGACCCGTGAATGGACTGTGACGTTCAGCAACGGCGAGGTTCACACATTCAACGGCCTGCTGACAGAATCGCCGATTGAAGTTGGTGTTGATACTGACCTGACTCGCACTTGGTCTGTCCGCATCACCGGCGCGATCACTCGCACACCGTAACGTCTGGGGCTTCGGCCCCTTTTACCTTATAAGGATTGACCATGGCACGATTGACGAAAGACCAGATTCTGAAGGCACGCAATGCGAACGGCGGCTCCGTCCATGTTGAGGAGCTGGGCGGCGAAGTTGGCCTGCGCTTGCTATCGATGCGCGAATCGAACCAATTCGCTCAAGAGTCAGACGGCATGAGCGGCGAAGATGCCACACTGCTGTATGCCGCCTACCTGATTGCCGATGATACCGGCGCTCGCATGTTTGACGACTACCAAGAGCTGGCAGACCTTCCGGCTAAGACGCTTATGCGCATCACCGCCGAAGGTAACAAGCTGAACGGTATCTCAGATGAAGAGATCGAGGCCGAAGCAAAAAACTGATGGCCGATCCGGTGGCACTGCTGTCGGTGGCCCTTGCTGAAAAGCTCAAAATGCTTCCAAGCGAATTCAGGCAGCGGGCGACAAAGTGGGACATCATACAGCTGACAGCACTGGATCGGACGCGGGATGAAAAGTGGCGGCAACGCCAAGAGATAGAACGGCAAATTGAGCAGTCGCGCAACATGAGCGACGCAGAGAAGGCCGCACGGCTTTTCGGAGGGTAACAACATGGCGAACATCGGCAATCTTGTCGTAAAGCTGCAAGCGCAAACAGCGGCGTTTAAAAAGGGCATGGCCGACGCTCGCCAATCTGTTACTCGTTTTGCAGATGCGGCCAAGCGGCAGACTGACCGAGTCCGAGCGGTGTTTGGTGCGCTCGGGGGCGTGGTCAAAGCAGCCATGGGCGCATTGGCCGCTTATGGGTTATCGCTTGCGGGTATATCGGTTGCAATAACTCGCTCGGCTACTGCTATCGACCAACTTGCCAAGCACGCAGATAAGTTGGGCATCGCTGTCAACGAATTGCAATTCCTGAGGTTCGCTGCGGATCAGACCGGCGTGTCTATGCAGAGCCTTGATACAGGCTTGCAGCGAATGACCCGACGGGTTGCTGAAGCGGCTCAAGGGACGGGGGCGGCAAAGAATGCGCTTGAAGAGCTTGGCCTGAGCGCATCGCAGCTCAATGCGATGTCGCCAGATCAGCAGTTCCAGGCTATCGCTCGTGCTATGGCGAATATCGGTAATCAGGGCGACAAAGTGCGCCTCGCTATGCAGATATTCGATACGGAAGGTGTGGGCCTTGTTAATACAATGGCCGCAAACCTTGAGGCCTTGCGCTCAGAGTTTGACGAACTTGGCCTATCGCTCACACGATCACAAGCCGCAGCAGTTGAAGCATTTAACGACAGTCGATCAAAGCTCGCTCAGATATTTGATGGTATCCGAAACCACGTTACTGCGACCGTTGCGCCAGCTTTGCAGCTCATGATTGATAAGGTGGTCGACTGGATCAAGCAGATGGGCGGAGCATCTGAAGCAGCAAAGGTTGTGAGCCATTGGGTTCTCAATTTTGTTGACGCTGGCTTGCGCGGGATCGGCCAGTTTGTAAAAGCATTGGGCAATATCGAGATAGGCTGGAAAAAAATACAGAAGGCAATTATCGGAGCCGGTGAGTCTGCGGCTGAGGTGCTTAATTTCTTCACTCCTTCGGTATGGGCGCAAAAGTTTGGCGTAAATTTCAGCGACACAGCTGTTCAGTCGTTCGAGAAAAACCTTGAAGGCACGCGCAATATGCTGGATGAGGACATCAAAGCACTCGAACAGCTACAAGGCCAAGGCGGATGGACTGACGTTGTCAGCCAGCAGATCGAAGAGTTGCGCCAGCGGATCAATGAGAGCCGCTCGGCTGAGGACAAGCTGGCTGACGAAACAAAAAAGGGCACCGAACAAACCAAGCGCAACACCGAGGCGCTGACCAACTTTGGCAAGGGTTTGACCGGCGGGAAGGCTGCAACAGCCGGTTCATCCGGACGCCCAGACGCCGTCCGCGAAACAACCGCTGGCGGAAAAGATAGCGCGGCATTTGACATATTGATTAATCGATTCCGGACCATCGCTGGCACGGGGCAGCAAAGTAAGAGTGCCGCTGAGTCTTTCGAGCGAGCGGCGCGTACTATTATCGCTCAAACTGAAGCCGCTGGCGGTTACGACACAGAGAAGATGCGCGAACAAATGGAGGCCATGCTATCCCGCCTCGGCGACAAATCCAAGGAGGGGATGAAAGAAGCCGCTCAGGAGCTAACAAGCGGAGATGGTAAGTCCATCGGGTCTATCACTATCACTGTAAAGTCGGACAGCGGCGAAACCAGCGGCGAAGTCACCGGCGACACAGCGTTTCTGAGCAAGCTGGCATCAACCCTACAATCAGTGAGCACTGCCGTATGAATGAGCTGAAACCGATTAAGAACCTGGTACAGAAAGCCCGCATTGCCATTTGCGAAGAATGCGGCCTGACAAAGCTGCGCCGCTGCCCTGATTGCGGCTGCTTCATGGATGCCAAGACGCGCATCATGGGTGCTCGCTGTCCGCAAGGTAAATGGCAAGCTATGACAGAGCAAAACCTGATAGAATTACACAATGAACTAGCAGCCGGAGGGGATGAGTAATGGCGTGGAGACTTTACACTGATGCGACTTGCACGACCTTGTTCGGCGGTACGCTGTCGTTCGTCCACAACTCGGATTTTAGCGATAACCCTCAGGGCCGGGTGCTGTATTACGCCGATGTAGAGCTGGACCCTGTGGACAACGGATCGTATCAGATGAGAATGGCAGCAGGCGGCAATATCAACCTGACGATCACCGACACCAACACTGGCAGCGGCCATGAGGCGACTGAGATCAAGCTGGCGACGTCAGCAGCGGGGCTTGATACCGCCGTTGCAGGCGCTGCGCTATCGCTTGGCACGGCGTTGACGTCCGGCGTATCAGGCCGCACCGAGATACATATCAGTGTCACCAACGCGGTAACAACAGCCGGTACGTCTGTAGAGCTTGGTATCGCAAAGCCGGAAACCGTCATCGTGGCAACAGGGGCTTAAAATGGCGATTGGCTCCAGAGTACCAGGCGCGTCAATCATAGCAGGGCAGTACGGCATTCTGTCGGCTGAGAGTCAGCCAGTTGTGCTGTCTCAACAGGTACGACTGGTAGATCCAGCCGCCGCGCTGATAACTCTGGGTCAGTCGGTACAGCAGATCGACAAGGCACGAAAGCTAGTTGTTGTCCAGCAGCGCGTCATCGACGCAACTCAGCCTGCACCAAGACCACCCGCCGCCTACGTCGTCATCAATGGCGTGGATGTTACCGGCATGACAGCACTCGACACCGTAAGGATCACGTTCAACGAAGATCAATCCGCCACGGCGGCAGTGTTCATGTTTGTGGAGATGGGCACTAAGGTCAATATCCCGTCATTTCACGGCAAGTCTATCCGCATCGAAACCCACACTGACCCGAACGACATCAACAGCGAGATCATTCCTCTGTTCACCGGCTGGATTGAGACAGCTCGGCATGACCGTGCGCGGGGCGGTATTGATATTCGGGCGACTGATCTGCGTGATGAGCAACTAGGACGCGAAGATGGCCAAGCCCTGAAGCAGCTCACAGACGGCCTGTACAGCACAGTCACGCAGCGTGAAGACGCGAGCGGGCGGGAGTACGTTACCGAGCTGATGAAGACAGTATCCGGCAGTCTGGGCTACACCCGCTCAGGTGATCTGCGCTATCACTCTTGGGTTGTTGGCAGTAAGCCGGTAGACCTGACGCTGACTGATACGGATGTGTCGTATAACGATCTGACGACTGAGTTCCAGACGCGATCTAGTATCATCAACAGTATAAAAATTGAGCTTGACTACCGGTACTCATTACTAAGACGCGTAGGCACAACGATTGACGCGTACAAGCCGAGAAAATTTACAATCAGTGCATACGACTCGGCATACGGTCGAGTCGAGAATGTAGACTGGAGCGCGTTTCGACGCGATTACCTACTTAATCAGATGGATACCTATAGTCCATTTGAGGCTGTGTCTTATGCGCTGTATCCATTAGAGAAGGCCGAGGCTCCGTTTGGATCAAACGGTATTGTCATTGATAATCTCTGGCCTGTTAAAGACCTATGGGCGCAAGGCTTTAGAGCCAAGATGGAGCGCCGCGTGGCGCAGCCTGTCAGCGAAAAATACACAATGGTTATCACTGCACCGCAGTCAGTCGATGCATATGGTGAAACGATTGAAGGTACACAACAGCGTTATGCAATTGACACGGAGTACGAACGCTCCGGATGGGAGAACGACTTTAAAGTAACTCCAAAACTCCCATTTAGCCGCCTAGCATCAAGCGTGCCTAGTGTGTCTGAGCCCACGTCGCAGCAGCTTGCATCGGCAATAGCGGCACAGAAAGAACTTGCCGATAATCGTAGGCAGGATTTATCGCTCGCATTTGAGTGCGCATACCGTATCGGCAGCAAGCAGATTATCGCGGCGCATCGTAAAAACTATGTTGAGTCGAAACTACACAGAATACAGCCGTTGGACATAGGCGATGTTGTTGAGCACAATAATCGTATTGTTCAGACTGTCGGGCAGTGTACAGGACTCGAATATACAATAGCGGACGGTTTACGCGAGACCAAAATACGAACATCTATTAGTTACATGGATACAGATGTGGTTGCGGTTGATAACTGGGCTGCACCAACCGCCCCTGCAAAGCCTGTTGCTGATGTACAGATTGATACCGATGTCGAATATAGAACGGAAGACAAGGCGTTTGAGATAAAAGTAGCAGAGACCCCAGAAGAGTATACGGATAATCTTGATGTGCCTGTAGAAAATACGTACACGTTATCACTTGAGATCAACCCGATAACACTAATTAACGGATACTGATATGGCGACACAACAAGATCAATTAATACAAGCGATTCGGCGCATCGCTAAATCAGATCCAGAGATCAGGTCTTTACTTACAGTATTGCAGAAACGTGGCGCTCTGGACGGGCTGGTAAAACTGGTTGGCGGGTCTGATGCGGCAGCGCTTGAAGATTGCTGCACAGATAGCGATGATGCCGATCCCGAAGATGCCGAGCCGGAGGATATAAGCGAAGATGCCCCGCCCGAAGTGCCGGATATTGGTGACGAAGACGGGGACGGTGAGTCTGAATGGTCAGACTGCGAAACCGGCGATCCTATTACGTTCGCTCCGGGCGGCTTTCCGCAGCCGGAGACGTGTAAGGAGTTTGTGCCGGATGAGACGTGGGAGCAGGGAAAGTACTGGATCGTAAGTGTTGGATCTTTTCAAGCAGCGCATGGCGCTGGACTTCACGCAGCAATAGCTGGCGCGGTGGATAACTACAACAGCGCAGGCGGCTTATCCTACACTGTCGTATCGTATAACGTGCTGTCATACACAGGTGACTCAGCAGTTGTTGAGTATTCTCTTATAAAAAAATCTGACGGCACCGAAAAATCATTACAGGATAAAGCTGCGAGAGTGTCATGCTTATCATCGACTGAAGAATACTGCACAATCACCACACCACCTGAAATCCGCGGCGAAAACTGGCAACCCGACAATACAACAAACTACACGCTCGCAGACGGATGTATAACAGCATCAAGCTGTGACCCTGACGCATCTACACAATCGCAACAGTGCAACGAGTGTATCACGATCTGCAACGAGGACGGCGAAGAGCGGCGTGTGTGCGCTATCGGCAATGGGCAGTGGATACTGTACGACCAGAACGGCAAATACAAGGGCGGTAGGTATGACGCGACAGGGCGTAGGTTGGAAATATTGCCAGCCGGTGAAACAGGCGGCTACTTGCCAAGCGAAGCATATGATGGCAGCTATGACGGCGGCACGATTGGCGGCGGCGACGGCTGGGTCTGGAGTTAATAAGGAGTAAATCATGGCACGAAAATACTTAAACAATTATGTGACGTTGCTATCATCAGCGATCACTGACGCAGACACGACCATGACGGTTGGTACACCTCCTCCGGCTATTAATCCTGGCGACTTTTGCCGACTGCAACTGTCGCTGCGTAACGCTCAGGGCGTACTACTCAAGAAAGAGTTTGTGGATGTTACGGCGGTTAGCGGTAACGATTTGACGATCACCCGTGCGGCTGAGAACTCAACAGCGCAAGAATGGTCAGCCGGTGCGCGGATCGAGCTGACCGAGACGGCGGAGACTTTTGCGGATATTGACGCGTCCGGGTTACTGCCCACATCAGGTGGCACGCTACTGGACGCTGAGATCACGCGCTACAGCGAAACCATTGCAGCCGCGACAACGACAATCGACCGCGCAAATGGTGGCATTCAGACGCTAACTCTAACTGCCGACAGTGCACTAACATGGACGCTAAATGACGGCGAAAAAATCCAGATTTACCTAACGCCAGCCGTTTTTAACGTCATTAATTGGGGTGTGACCCACTGGATGACTGCCGTGCCAACACTCGCAATCGAGAATATGATCGTTGTTGAAAAGGTCGGTGGATCAATTTACGCATGGGATGGAGGAAGCCGATAATGTTTGGAGCTGATGCGGTGCGGTGTATGCGGCGGGGCAATGGTGGTGGCGGCGGTGGATCCCACATTTATTGGCGGCAGTACATTACTCGCACGAGACTCAACAGTGGTTATAGAATTGAGGCTGCAGAAATAGAGTTCCTGAATGGCGGCGAAGATTTGTGTATAACTGTCGGAGGAATTCCGTCCGGCTCGCCGCAGTATAGCACATTTACAATAGATCTTGCATTTGACCGAGTATTATCGTCCGCATTCTTAACAAGCCAATATGAGGAAGGGGATCTGTTTATACAGTTTGAATTTAACACGCCGGTGGAAGTTACGGAGTTCGCGTATACATGTGAAGATTCATCAAACAGAATAGATAGGACACCTAAAGATTTTGAAATACAATTCTCGGATGATGGCGTTAACTGGACAACCGTTTTTAGTGTTGTGGACGATGCTAATTTCACAACAGTTAGCGAGCGTAGGCTGTATACATGGTAATCACTGCAGGAAAAAGAGTAAAGGTGGGAAAAAGGGGTCAGAGTAAAATCAACATACCACGGGACGCATTATGAACCGATATAAACACACCGAAACCGGCGAAATCAAAAGCCACCGCGACTGGCAAAACGAACTCGGCATGAGTTTTCACGCTGACAGACTGCCGGAGTTTTTGATTGTGCCGCAATATACCGCGCCTGAGCTTACGCTAGAGCAACGCCGCGAACGCCAGCGTCAGATGCTCAAGATGGAACGCATCGAGCGTGTATCCGCACCGATCAATAACGTGCAAGTGGCTACACCAGAAGACCGCGAAAACGTCCAGTGGGCGGCATCTAACGTGGAATCCACAGATTGGATTATGGCTGATAACACAATCCAGACGTTGACGGCTGCGGATTTGCAGGCTGTTATCAGTCAGTATCCGCTACGCAAGATGGAGCTTTTCGGCGTGTATGCTGGACTTCTTGCCCAGCTCGCTGAATCAGATGAGCCTGAGCTAATCGTCTGGCCTGATAACTGATATAATCAGACTATCAGAAACGGCAAAACCATAAGGATACGCTATGCCGGACAACATCAAATCGCTGCTTGAGTCAGTACCGGCTGGCGTATGGGGGTCAAGTATTATGGCAGCAGTGCTGTCTGCTTTGCGTATTTTGGGCGATGCTCATTCTAAAAAGTGGCAGCGCCTGGCGATTGAGGTTCCAGCAGCTGGCTGTATCGCAACAGCGGTTGCGCTCAGTCTTGCTGAGTTTGGAGTCGGCCACGGCACAGCAACGCTGGTCGGTGCAATGATCGGACACCTTGGCACAGACTACGTGCGCGAAGTGGCGCGAAAGGTGGTCAATAAGAGGATGGATAAATGACGTTTGA